GGCCTTCAGTGCCTGACGCAATCCGTGAAGCGACAGTTCTGCTCACTGAGCGTCAATACAAACGTCTCGATTCACCACTTGGTGTTGCAGGCTTTGGCGATCTTGGAGCAATCATGGTTCGACGCATCGACCCTGATGTCGCTGCACTCGTCGCACCATTCCGTGATCCGGTGGTCGCCTGATGGCAGCAACCGTTTCAGAAATCATGACTGGACTCAAAGGCCGTCTCGCCACTGTGTCCGGGTTACGCACAACGGACTATCTGCCCGACAACGTCAACCCGCCAGTTGCAATCCCAGCCCTTGAATCCATCGACTATCACCAATCATCCCGTGGTGGAGCAGCAGTTCATGAACTGACGGTCACCGTCATTGTTGGTTCTGCATCTGAACGCTCCGCCCAATCAAGACTCGACGGATACCTCTCCTACTCAGGGGATTCATCCATCCGAGCAGCCATAGAGGGTGACCCAACCCTCGGTGGAGTCGCCCAAACCTGCATCGTCACTTCGGCGGGAGGAATCTCCGCCATTGAGATCGGTTCGGCGAACACCCGCTATCTGATCGCCACATGGAACGTGACGGTCTACGCATGAACGAAGGAGACTCCGTGAACTACAAGATCATCGGCCAGCGCAACGTCGCAGGCCACGAACCCGGCGAAATCGTCCGTGCTGACGAGCTCGCTGGAGCGAACGTGGACGCACTTATCAAGAGCGGTCACTTAGTGGAGGCAGCAGCACCAACCCCCAAGTCCGACAAACCCGCCAAGGGTGAGTCGAAAGCCGACGACCCAACTCCCGAGGAGAAGTAACCCATGGCAAGAATTGTCCTGACCGATGTGGAAGTCACCGTCAACTCAGTTGACCTCAGCGACCACATCGCATCCGTAACTATCGACCAGTCATTCGCAGAAGTGACCACAACCGCATTCGGTGACTCTGGCGTCACCCGCATCGCTGGACTTGAAGATTCATCTGTGACGCTGGAATTCCACCAAGACTTTTCAGCGAGCAGTGTCGACGCCACGATCTCAGCGTTGGTCGGCTCGACGACCACGGTGGTCGTGAAGCCCACCAGCGATGCAGTCGCAGCAACGAACCCGTCCTACACCATGACCTGTCTGGTCAACAGTTGGAACCCAATCTCTGGTGGTGCTGGTGACCTGTCAACCGTGAGCGTCACATGGCCTGTCAGCGGAACCGTTGCACGAGCTGAGTCCTGACCATGATGCGCTGGAGGATCACCGTCACCAAGAACGACGGCTCATCAGAAACCTATGAAATTGGTGCAACCCAAATCGTCCACTTCGAAAACAAGTGGAAGAAGGGGCTGGCGAAAGCGTTCACCGTTGACCCACGCATGGAAGAACTCTTCTGGCTGGCGTGGGAAGCAGAACGCTCGAACGGTGTGACCGTCCCTGTGTTCGGCGACGCCTACTTCGACACGCTTATCAACGTGGAGGTTGAGCCTGTCGAAAACCCCCTCGCCGGGACTCACTGACCTACCTCGTTGCACAGGTGTCGGTGGAGACAGGGATTGCACCCAAAGATTTGCTGGACGCTCCGCCTGGCATTTTGGAAGCAATCATCGACGTCCTGCACAAGCGGGCAGAAGAGTCCCGTCAAGCACTGAGAAGGTGACCATGGCACGACCAACCCGCATGACATCCAGAGACGCCGTGCTCATTGAAGGCTTGTCTGATTTCCGTCGTGATCTCAACAAGTTGAAACGTGAGCACGGTGTTGATGGCACCAAAGCACTCAAAACAGCAAACAACAAAGTCGCACAACTCATCGTCAATCGTGCAACGTCGAAAGCGAAAAGCCTTGGCGGTCGTGAGGCACTTGCTGCCTCAACGATGAAAGCGTCAAAAACTCAGACCGCTGCCGAAATTCGTGCAGGCGGAAAGAAGCGTGCTGGACAGATGTTCGGTGGCTCAGAGTTCGGGGCATACCGAAACCGACGACGCCTGAAGAAGAACACAGGTGGTCGAAAGACCATCGTCCGTGACAACGAAGACATCACGAAAGTGATTCGCAGAGTTGAAGCACAGACAGTGACGATGGACAAGTACGGCGGTTACTCAACACTGCCGAAACGTGCTCGACGCATC